GTCAGGTTGAACCACGGGCGCTGGGGGATGCGGGGCCGCCGGCTGCTCCAGGTGACCCGGATGTTCCACGCGTTCGGAGACTGCGGAACCGGAGAGATGTCGACCGAGCGACAGACAAACTGCTGCAAAGACGCGAACGCCGGCGGGAAAGTGGTTTCTGCCGGCACGGCGTACCGCTGCCCCTGCTTCGGCACGAGCGCGTCGGCCATCACTTCCCAGACGGTCTTCGGTACCTCGTGGACGTACGTCATCGCCTGCGTCCACCGGATCTCCTCGCCGGGGGTACCCATCTGGACCGAGTCGTTCTCTGGCCGATAGATCAGCTTCGCTGCCATGTCAGTCTCCCCCCAGCTTGTTCCGCAGCGCGTCGTAGATCGCGCCCGTCATCGTCAGCAGCGGTCCGCCGGATGGACCGGCGAACTGATTCGCGGCGACGGACGTGGCCGTGTCGGTGATCGTCTCCACCGGGTTGTCCAGGAGCGCATGGATGTACTCCGCAAGCTCGCCGAACGCCACGAGCGCCTCGGCCGTCACCGTGCCGAGCGCCATGCCGAATTCGGCCACCAGCATCATCGCCTCGCCGATCTTGTCGCGGTTGTCGATCAGGTACTGCGTCAGCTCCTTCAGGTGCGCCGCCGCCGTCTGGTCGATCAGGGCCGTGATGCCGCCGAATGCCTGTCCGAGGGATTGATCGCTCTGCTGCCGCGCGATGGCGAGCTCGTTGGCCGCAGCCATGCCCTCCGGGCTGTAGGTGCGGCCGAGCTCGCCAAGCCGGTTGAGCTCCTCGAGGACGCCCTGCCCGAGGCCGCGCACTACGTTCGCGAGCACTCCGGCGACCGCGAGGCTGCGGATGTCCTGGACGCCCTTCTGGAGCCGCTCCAGATCCTTGAGCGCCCGGTTGATTCCGACCGAGACGCCCGAGGCGTCGGCGGTCAGCGTCAGCACGGCCTTCATGTTGGTGTTAGCCACGCGCCACCGCCTTCATAAAGTTCTCGATGCCAGCCCGGCGCCACGGGCAGACTTGGTGCGCCGGCTGCCCGGTCACGGAGCATGCGACCACCGTCAGCAAGTACTCGACTCGCTCGAGGGTGGTGAGCTCCTTCGACAGGGCGAGATCGGCGTCCATGCTCGGGTTCAGCCTCCAGAGCCGCCGCTCGGCGGCTGTGTAGGGCGGGCTCGCATGACCTCGCCGGCAAGTTGGTTGGCAGCCGCGACCGGAAGATCGAGCAGTTCGTCGCGCGTGATCGGCTCGCCGCCGACGTGCCGGACCGCCTTGTGGAACCACGCCGGGTCGGCGGTGTCGATGCCGACCGTGTCGCGCAAGGTCACCGCGCGGACCTCGACGGCTCCGACACCGTCAAGGTCCACGCGGCGCCAGGATGGAGCTGCGGTAATCATGTCGATGGCAGCGACACCGTCTCAACGAAGGTGATCGAGTAGATCGCGGCGTCATCCGCGGCGTGGGTCTGATCGGCGCCCGTGATAATCACGTTCATCGTGACGCCTCCGCCAGCGCTGTCCGTGAACACCAGCGCGGCAGGAGCAACAAGATTTGGCGTCTCGATGATGGTCGCAATGCCGTTTGTTCCACCGCCGACGTACGCCTCGCAGGAGCCGCCGCGCTTGACGCGCCCCGGCCCCGAGAACATGCGGGCGTCGCCGTGCGCGGTCAGGTCGAACTCGCTCGCCTGTCGGGTGATCTGCACGTTCCGGACCTTCACGGTCACGCCGCCGATGGTGAGGCTGCCGCCCCAACCTGTCATTGCTGCTGCTGGCATCAGGTGTCCTCCGTAAACTGGAATTCCACGGACAGCGTCACGACGCGCTCCGCGTCGGCCTGTCCATCGTCTGGGTTTGCTCGCGACATCGCGGCCTCGGCCGCGGTCAGGACGAACGCGTAGCCGGACTCGGTCCACTTGCCGTCGATGCCAAGCCGCACAGCCATCGCGAGCGTCCAGGCCGACAGGACGGAATCCGCCACGCAGTCGATCTTCACGGACATCGTGCCGTGTCCAGGGCTGGTGCCGGACATGTCAAGCGACCACGCGCAGTTCGTGACCTCGTACACCACCGCTGGCGTCGGATCATCCTGCCGCCGGAGCTCCGGCGACACCGGCACGGCCGTGGACGCGTCCAGCTTGTCGAACAGCGCCTCGATGATGCTGCTTGCGGGCATCAGCGGGCTCCCTTCAGGACATGGTCGACCATCATGTCGCGAGCCCGCGTGGCGAGCAGCTGGGCGGACCGGGAGGCGATTGGCCTTGAGATGCGGCGCCCGGCGACGTTGCGGCCGCCGGCTGCCCTGGCCGACTCGCGTCGGCGGTTGCGGTCACGCCACGCAGCGTTCTCGAGCTTCTCCTTGTCGCCGTGCTCGGACATGTACCGCTGCCGGATGGCGCGGTATCGCTGCGTGATCTCCGCTCGACCGTCCTTGGTCTTTACGAGCTCCCGAATGTCGCCAACGGCCTCGCGGAAGTACGCCTCGCGGAACGCCTTGGCCTCGCGCACCTCGGCAGGAGCCGGGCGGTAGGTCGCGTTCTTGCCGTAGTGCCGGAACCCGTTCTCGAGGATGTGCCACACCTTCGCGTAGCCGCCGCGCCTGTAGTTCGTGCCGATCTGGAGCGTGGCCGTCCCCTTGCGGTCGCCCTTCTTCCAGACACGGACGGTGGCCTGTTGCGCCACGGCCACGACGCGCGTCACCTTGCCGCGGCGACGCTTCGCACCGCGCCAGCCGGCCTTCAGCTCGTCCACGACCGGCTTCGCGGCCTTGCGGAGGACGCGGCGGAACACGTTCGCCCGGCTGCGCTCGGACATCTCGCGGAGCCGCTGCTTCACGCGCTGATCCTGTAGGAACGCCTTGATCATGCCGGCTCCGCATTCCCGTAGGGGCCGGGTGCGTCGATGGCCGCCCCCGTGATTCGGAGGCGGCGGCGCTTGCCGCCCTCGGGATCGACCACTCCGAGGATGTTGTAGACCGCGTTGTTCGCGAGATCCACGAGCCGTCCCTGCGCCTTGATGCCGGGATGGAACGGCGTCTCGAACGTCACGTCCGTCCGGACGGCGACGCCCATGTCATCGAGCACCTCGCGCTGGGTGGCGGTCACGTTGCCGGCGATGGTGACCACGTCGGCCCACGTCATCGTCGCCTGTCCGGCGCCGTCGGTGGCGACGGTCGACTCCTGGTACTTGTAGCGGTTGCGCCAGAAGCCAGAGCCGGCCATCAGCTCACCCCGTTCGGGTTGTGCATGCGGCGGATCGTGTCCACGAACCACGTCGACGGGCCGACGGTGTCATCGCCGCGGTAGCCGTACAGGTTCGCGACGCGCTCGAGCAGCGCCGTCTTCATCATCGCGGTCCCGTTCACCGCGGGATCGACCGCGGTGGCCGTCTTGAACTCGTCCGCAGCCGACGAGATCATCAGCGTCAGCTTCGCGTCATCGCCGCTATGCGGGATGTTGAGCCAATCCTTGGCCTCGGCCAGCGTCGGAACTGCGGTAGGCATTGGTGCTCCCATCCGAGGAGGGGGGGCCGAAGCCCCCCCCACTCGGTGCGATGGAGGAGAGATCAGACCGTCACGGTCGCGACCACGGCCCGCACGTCGACCGGCTTCGCGTCGGACCGCATGCGGCTCACGTAGCGCACGTAGCCCGAGGTCGCCTGGGTCAGGTCGTCCACGGTGAACGTGATGCTGGCGCGGTCGACGATGCGGTAGCCGCGCTTGAAGTCGCCGAACAACACGTGGCGGGTGCCGGCCGCGGTGGTGCCGACGGCGGGCGCGAACTCGGACAGGAAGACCGGGCGGCCGAGCAGGAGCGCCACCGCGCCGTCGCGCAGGATGTTGGCGTTCTCGCCGTTGAGCATGTACTTGCCGCTGGCGGTGTTCCTGACGATGGACGCCCACGTGCTCTGGTGCATGAGCCACGCCGAGGACGCCTGGTACGCCGGGTTCAGCGTGTAGGCCATCTGGATGAGGTCATCGACGGTCGGAGCGCCGGCCGCCGTGTTGTTGCGTCCCGTGTAGCCGCTGTCGCTGCGGAACACGCCGCGGGGCTGGCTCGAGCCGGTGCCGGTGGCGTAGAAGCCCTCCCACAGGCGGCCGTGGCCGCGGCCGTGCTCCTGCACGACCTGCGTGGCGAGATCCCACACGGTGTCCTGGAGCGCCTCCTCCGACACGTCGGTGTACATGCCCGACTTGTAGGCCAGGAAGGACACCTTGTTGGTGTCGAAGTCGCTCGAGGTGTAGGCGGCGCCCTCGCCGACCAGAGCCGCGGTGATGCGGGTCGAGTTGCTGATCACCGTAACGTCCGTGTCGACGCCGCGCGTCTCGACGGTCGCGAGCTGGCGCATCACCGACTCCTGGTCGAGCGCCTTGATGAACTCGCCCGAGAGCTGCGGCATGGTCGCGTCGGCGCCCATTCCGACCTGGCCGCCGACGGCCAGCGTGATGGCGCGCTCGGCGCGGTAGCCGCCGCGGAACCACTCGCGGACCGTCTTCTGCGGGGCGGCGCTGCGGATGCTCGGCGCGGCCGCGGCGATGACGGCGGGCGCCTTCAGGCGCGACTCCATCGCGGTGCGCTCGGAGGCGATGGCCTCCTCGACTTCGTTGATCTGCTCGAGGATCTCGAGCTGGCGCTCGTCGGCTGCGTTCGGGTATTCCGCGCGAAGCTCAACGAGTCGCGCCCGGTTTTCCTTCAGTCCCATCTTGTGCTCCTTGCGGACCTCGGCGTAGGTGCCGGGATAGGCCGCGTTCTCGACCAGGCTGACTTCGTGCAGTCGCGCACGGGTCACCGTTCGGGAGGTCGCGCCCTCCCAGGCGTCGGCTTCAACGACGAAGCCAATGCTCATTTCCGCCACCACGCCGCGGCGCACGAGGTCGCGGATCTCGTCCGCGCGGGCGCCGGCGCCGAGGTCCGCCTCGAAGGCGACCCCCTTGGCGTCCTCGGTGATGACGAGGGTGCCGCTCTTGGTGTTGGCGAGCGGGTCCGTGTGGTCGTGCATCCACCAGAGCGACACGGAGCCGTCCGGCTTCAGCGCCCCGCGCTTGATGCGCTCGCGGAACGTGCGGCCGCGCTCCGAGATGGGCAGCGACCACGAGTCGAACAGGGCCGCGTAGCCCTTGATCTTGCCGTCCTCGCTCGGCGACAGCTGGGCGCGAATCTCACGCATTGGGGTCGGCTCCGTCCTGCTGGTCCTGCTGCGGCGTCACGCCCGAGAT